ACGTGAGCAGGTTGCCTCTTTTGCTTTGATCTGTTCGAGTTTGGGCGATTTCGGATCATTGCTGAGTATGTACTCTAAATAAGCATCGTAGAAGATGACAAGATCATTAGCGAGTTCGACACGGATGAAGTTGAAGTTATTGTTCTCAAGGAACTCAAAGATTTCGGGTTCTTCTTCCGGAAGCACTTCCTCTTTGATGATTTTGCGGGTTTTTCCGTCGCGTTTCTTCCTGTAGACGAGGATGCTGTCCCCAAACACGACTTTATTCTTAAATTCAACATTACTGCCAATGGTGACATTGGTGCCGATTTTACGCATAATGTCGTACATCATGTCGTTATTCCTTCCGCGTGGAATGAACTTGATTGGATCCTTTTTTCCCTTAGGGACGACTTCAACGGCTGATGCCTCCTTGTCAGTCACAATGTCGCTGTTATCGCTGAATTGGATAACTTTCTCACCTCCTTTCAGGACTGCATAGGTTTCGTACCCTTTCATAACTAGGTTAGGTTGTTGCTTTGATTCCATATTAAAAATATACTTTGAGATGATTAAACTGGGTGATAAGGCAGCGTCGGATCTTGCGTGGTGTGGCTTCACCGGCTTGCAGTACATTGATTGTACTACCGCTGCTATGAAATGAAGTGAGTACAGCACGTTCATAAGTGATTAGTTCCCCGGTACTCTTCTTGCAGAACTGGATGGAAAACTCTATAGGCTTTCCATCCGCATATCGTTCCATCAGCTTCCATATTTTACTTTGATGGATCCTTTTGCTTGAATCTTGCATGGATGATTAATGTTAAGATGATAAGAATAATAGGGATTCCGATGATCAGGCCATACTGGATCCCGTTGTCTATTCCGGCAGCTACAGAACTGCCGGCATCTTTGTGGGAGGCTGACTGTTTGCTTTGCTGAAGCGTGAGATCATTCTTCGTTTCTTGACTCTCAGATACGTGTATAGTGTCATCTTCCTGTAGCAAGGTCTTGACTGTCTTTTCGTTCCCTTCAATCTCGATATTCGATATCGGGGATAAGCCGGTCTCCGGATCTGCCGGCTTTGATGTGTCGAAGTTAACTTTGACTTTCCAGCCTTTGCCCGCTTCTTCTTGATTAAGTTTGAATCGGGAGCAGGCATCTTCAGTTCTGATGCGTAGAGCTGAGTCTGAGATAGAAAGACGGGTTTGCTCTTGAGTGCTACTATCGTTTTGATAAGTAGCACGGCAACCACAAAAAGAACAAGCGCATGCAAGGCTGGCAGTACAAATAAGAATGTGTGCATAGTGTTTCATTGTTTTCGATTGTTACACGATAGGTTTATACATTTGAATCGTTTGAGATCAGCTATTTCTTTTTCGTTATCCGCTATCTTTTTATCCTGCGATTGCTGATTATTTTCCAGCTTCTCAATGCGAGTTGTCCACCTCGTTTCGCTTTCCTCTTTGTCTTTTTTCATAGCTAGCTTATCAGCTCGCAGGTCAGCGATGAGCTCTTGATATACGTCCTGTACAGAGCTTAGAGCTTTAGCTTCTGCCTGCTTTTTAGTGTATTTGAGGGTGACGAATCCTGTGATGGTTGATAGAAAGCTACCACCAAGTATGAATGCGAGCAATTGTTGTTTAAGGATGGGGTCCATGTCTTGTTTTTCAGCAAAGGTATCAGGTATGTAGTAGGTCGTAAAGGACATGGCAGAGGCCCAAAAATGATGAAATGAAATTTGTTTACAAGCGATGAAGCCCAGCATATAAGGGGTGAAAAAAAACTTTAGATCGAAACATTTTCTTAGGGCGGTGCGTGGTCGGCTGGGAGAAAAAAGAGAAAATATTCCCTCTTTTTCCTCCCCTTTTATTGGTTATCAGCTCTTTGTCTTTTTTTCTATGAGAATTGACTGAGATAATAAAAAGCACAGGTATATGGCTACCTGTGCTTTTTATTGATGGAACTAATGTTTATTCTGATAATAGAATATTGGTTAGTTTTTGAAGATTTGTTGCTGCATGTTATTTTTCATCCTTTTAGACTTTGAATTGGCTAAATATTAATATACAGATACTAAGTTCAATATGGCTTATATGCGACCTCATTTAGCCCGACGATGACGACAGTTCATGAGCGACTTTTGATCTTATTCCTAAAATCGAACGTGATTATTTTGCCAATAGTTTGCCTTCTTTGGGACGATGCTATCTTCTTTTTGTAGTTGCTAAGCATCTCAATAACGGTATCAATATGATTCTCTCTGATAGATCCGATAGTCGTGGTTACGGTTCCGGCATAACTGCCATCTGGTTTGAGAATCATTGCTTCGCCTTCTAAGTGGATGTAACCTGTTTTATCATTAATAACGTGACATTGAGATGGTATGATCTTTTCTATGTATTTTATCATGGTTTACCTCCTTTCTCATTGAATGTAATATTGATTATGCCACCATTGGTATGGATTACAATGCCCCTGTGTGATTTGTTCACTCGGAGTTGTTCATTACCTTCTGCTACTTCTAGGCAGATGTTGGAGAGAGCTTTCTGAAGCTTTTCTACGGATATGTAGCGTCCGCTGGCGCTTTGGTTTTTCTTTTTCATTTTGGAAGACAATTTAAAATGAAACAATATGCTAATTAATTAAAAGAGAGGGAATAAAAAAAGTTCCGCTCCCCGTTGTCTTCCACCTGATTCAGGCAGTGGGCGCATTAACGCTCCACACGGGACGGAACTATATCTTATACTATGGGCATAAAAAATGCCCGCAGCAATTATGGCGAGCCTACTCGCCTGAACCAAATGGAAGACACTGCAAAGATGGTGATTCTTTTTGAATAGACAAAATAAATGTGGAGTTTTTAGTCTGAAAATAAGCTTTAAAAATGGTGTCACTATGCTATTGGTATACTTACTCTATCTTATGAATATAGTGACACTATATGACTGGTATAGCGTCACTGTATTTATTACGCTTTTTATTGTGTAATGTAGGATATAAAAAAGGCTTCCTACTTGTGGAAGCCTTCTAACTTATCAAAGTAATAGCAAAGCTATTGATGAAGTTTTTATCTTACTCTATTAAAAGTATTATATACTTAATGTAGGCTCAAAATCTTCTGCTGTTAAATATTTGAATGATTGCGGAGCTACAAAAGAGGAAAATAAATCAAAAGGATTAATTGGGTTTTCATAGAGCTTAGGAGATGAAATCTTCAATGCATATCCTTTTTTGCGTCCTTCAAAATATTGATCGAAGAATTTTTTTGTAATACCAGAGTCATTTTGGGTTTGTTCCCATAATTCTTTCGGTTCTTGCTCTATGATTTTTTCAACAGTAAACTCTCCCACAATCATTCCTTCTGGCTTTGTGGAATATACTACAACTTTATCTACATTCTTTGTAAATATAGTTTTTCTATATTCAAATTTTTTGTTACCTGCAAATATTTCGCGAACAAACTCGGGCTTAATCGATAATAATACTTTCATTTATTTTACCTCTTGATATTATATTGTTAAACTGCTCATCTGTTAATTGGAAGAACCCCCAATAGTCAGCACTTAATCCGACTTGCTCAATCAGTTCATTTCTGGTAATTCTTCTATCAAATGCAGCATTATAAGTCATTTTAATAACAACCATATTATATGTAGTATACCATTCCTTTAACTTATCTTCGTCAAAGATACTATATAAGTTAGCATATTGAAGAAATTCCTCAAGAGTAGCGAAGTCTTTTGCCTTTCTTACTTCTTCAACAACGCATATTGAAGAAGCTACACTCCTGTATTTTGCTGGACCTGCGCCATCAGATGTGCGGTATATTACTAATATATCTCCTTTTTTAAGTTTATCCAGTCCATTCATACTGGATAAATATATTTTGTGGATACTATTTGTATGTGCAACATCCCTAACAAGAAACTCTTTATTTCTTTCTTCGGTATTTAATATAGAGTCAGGGAATAGGGGAGTATGAAATTCAGGCTTCACAGCTAATATGAATTTTTGTGTATCCTTTGTGTGAATAAAGGGGTAGTCTAATAACATATCTCCTGTAAAATCTGTCATAGATTTAATAAAAACAAGCTCGGGAGTATCCCCTTCTCCTTTTGTTCCATATTCAGTAAAACCATATCTTCGTAAAATTTTGATTAATCCTTGATGCTTTTCGAAGATAGTCACATATATTTCGGTAACTCCCATATATAGAGCTGCTGCAACAATCTTTTTTATGAAATGCTCGCCTAACTTTGTATTATGTGCATCTATCTTGAATGTTCCTACTTTTAATCTACTCGCAGCAGGCATTGGAGGATTTATATCATTTAATTCCTCTGTTTCATGCTTCATATATAGGAAGCCTTGAAGTTTTCCATCTTGATCTTTTTGGACAAAAGCTTTGGTATCACTTTTAGTCTTTTTGGTGTACCATTCAGTGAATTCAGGATAATCTTCTTTAAGCGAATCAAAAAAGGGGTCGGATAAGTCTATATCACCAAATTTATGTTGTTTCATAATAGGATCTCCTTACATAACTCTTTTAGTAATAATAGGCCCATGATTTTCTTATTGTAGTATTCAGCTTTGTGAATAACATTAAAACCAAAAGAGTCGTTAATAATATTTAGGGCGCAACAAAGGTTGGAATAATATTTGGGAAAAGCAAAAGAAAGTAATAATAAAACACACCTTTTTTATTTATTATTCAGGAAGAATACGCCACTAGAGTTTGATCCAGGTGCCGTGAAATAGAAGTTCATGCCTAACCACAGCGTGTCAAATGCATCAGTTATGTGCGTCTTATATTCATCCGGATTGTCAGGAGTGTCATCGCTCCCTTCAGGCGTTTTATCCTTTTCAAATCCATTCTTTCCCTGCTTGATGCCAGTCTGTTCCATTGCGATCTTCAGAAATTCATTTTGATGCAAGTTTATTTGGATCCATAGAAATTGCGGATCTCCTTTCAGAGTCAAGTCTATATTCAGATGTTTCCACTCATGTTTCGGGGCTTGACCGACATAGACCATCGTCACGTTGTATCCATTCTCTTTGAATACCCGTTCAATGATATCGGCATAAGTTTCTGTAGTGGATCCTGACTCCCAGGTGAACGTATGATCATAGTAGACTACTATATCGTGATTAAGTTTCGGACGGTAGTAGTCGGCTATCATCTTGACAAGATCTTGTAGCTTCCCTGGTGTTTTGACATAAAATGACTTGAGAATGCGCATCGTGTGTTCATTCAGTTGGCCTACGACAGCTGTGGAGATGGATGCATTTGAGTCGAATGCCAGGTGCAATTCCTGATCGAAGTCAAGATCTCCGTCTCCCAAACAGCCGCAGGAGGTCAGTTTTCCCCAGTTGCATCCAAGATTCCGGAGGCGTCCATTGTCTTTCGGGATATAGAAGTGAATATTATCATCCAGCGCAGAATAGAAGCTGTTCGGTACACGGAACAGGCGTTCGTTCATGAAAGCGGTACGCCAAATTAGCGGTGGTGAGTTACGATACATCTGCCAGATAAAATCTTCTCCCAGCACTTCAAGGTTGTCGAATACGTCGTATTCACCATAGAAAACTGTATATTCTTTAGTTTTCCCCGGCTGCGGTTTGATTGGAGGCTGATATTTCCTCGCTAGATCAAGGTCAAATTGATATTCTTTGATCTGACGCATCACATGATCCGTGAGTGGCTTGCGTTTGTACTCCTGCAGTTTGAGATATAAGTTTCTGATCAGGTTGATGTGAGGTGGGGACATTTCATCCATCTTGTCCAAGATCCATTTCCCCATCGATGCGGTCGGCATATCTGTGGAGTAGCTTACGCTGTGATGGTGCGGGCATTCACCAAAGTATTGCCGGTTGCCTCGGTTGGCAGGATCCACTTCACTTTTAATCTTCTCATAGTTGAGAAACTTAGCTTCAGGGCCTATCACCCAATCCAGCGACATAGAGTTGGCAGACATCCCTTGGTTGAATGACAGGATCACCATGACCGTACCATTCCAAAAGTGGAATGCATTGCTCCAGCCTTCACCCAGGACAGGACGGACAGGCTTGGCGAATCCCATGCTTGCAGGAGCTTTATGACCAACGACATAATGAATGCCTTGAGTGTATCCCCATTCAGCCAAAGCCTTGCAGATTGCCGGAAGAGTATTTCCCCATGCCTTGGCGTATGACGGAGAGATGAGACCACCCAAAGATCTCGGCATTTCCCATACGTTCCGAAGAATAATTCGGGCATCAATACCTTCGGACTTCCCGGTACCACGTGATGCGACTATATACTCGTCATGTGCGTTGATGGCCATCGCTTGGCGCTGCATCTTATTGAAGAATTTGTCTACGACTTCATATTGCTTTCTGCGGCGTTCACGGGCAGATAAGATAGGAGAGAGGGGTGTACTCATTCTTTTTCCTCCTCTTCGATGGGACGAATGTCCACCGCTTTTTTGCTCAACATACCTTTGAATCTGCTTCGCATTTCTGACCTGGTTCCTTCAAGGTCTTCAATAGGTTCCAGACCTTCCAGAAGGGTAACATCATCTGAAGGCTCGAATGATGGAGGAACGAGCTGGGAGTAGTCGAATTTCTCATCTTCTTTGTCCGAGCGAGTGTATTTACCTATCTTGTCCAACGCTGCAGCTGCTCCCTTGGCATCTTCTTTGTCTATTGCCATACTGAAGGCTTTTTTCCCGCCTTCGACAATCATGTACCGATACCAGGCTTTTGCGGCCAGTTGAATGTTGCCAACTAATCTGTTGATCATGCCGATGTCCCGGTATGCTTGTGACTGTGATACGGCATCTGCGTTACCTCCGCATCCATTCATCAGGAAGTTGACAAGTTCGGTGTCTTGGATCAGAGGATCTTCCATTTTTTTGCTGACACATAGCATCATTCGTTTTTTGATTTCCATTTCCCGTTGGGACAGGATGCTTGATGCTTCCTCTCTGTCTTTGAACAAGGCACGTTCTATCCGGTCATATGTGGGATCTTTCTTAGGCATAACTATAGTGGTTTGTTGTATTCAAACGAAAGCGAGGACAACACTAGATGTATCGCCCTCGCTTGTGCATGAACTGTTCATAGATCCAGGGGCAATGCCTCTGATGTTATTCCTTACTTGCGCTCTGTTGCGTCGCAATTTCCTTTTCCAGTGCTGCCAGTTCTTCTTGGTAGCCGGCAACACGATCTAAGGCATTTTGCATAACAGTCTTTTTACCTTGAGATTCGGCGCGGTTAGCAGCAGATTGGCTGTTAGTAATGTTTTGTTTCAGACGTTTAATCTGACGTGCGATCTCAATACCGCGTACTACGCCATTCTCACTGTATACCGGTCGTTTCTCTTTAAGGCTCAGTTCACCTTTTCCTTCTGCCCAGCTGTCGATCTGCTTCCAAAGCCGGCGGCGTTCGTCATCGAGCTTGCAGAGCTCTTCGGCTATAGGCTGCCGTTCTTCTGCCGGGATCTCCGAATTAGCTACATCGTTATGCAAGCTTGCATATAGAGGTGCGATTTCCTTGATACGGGCATAAGCCTTTCGAATAGACGGGCTGAGTGATTCTTCTGTGATGATCTTGACACCAGGTGTGTTCAGAGCGTTCACTTCGTTCTGCAAGGCAGATAACTCTGACATTTTCTCGTCAAACTGTTCCTGAAGGGAAACAAGTTCATCAGCATGGCTTTCACTGTCGTTCTCCAAACTATCAATTCGTGACCGAAGGTTATTGACTAACTCTTCCAGGGAGGCGATATTCGCTTGCTTGGATTCGATCGTTTTTTTTCGATCATTCTCGCTCATGGTCTTTACTACAACAATTTCTTCCATTGCGGCAGGATATAAGGAAGGGGAGAATTTAATCTCCTTGTCGAGTTTGGACAAGCAATTAACGAGTTGGGTGAAATGCGGATCAAAGATGTGGGGATCTTCCGGAGCTGCTGCCAGGTAAGCAGCAAATTTCTTTTTCATAGCTTCCTTTGCGAGAGCATTGAAAAGAACCAGGCCGTCAACATATTTGCGCTGACGGTCTCCTAACCATTGGTTGAGTTGTTCTTGTCTGATCATATTATTCGCTTGGAGGTGTTGGGGCTGGTTTTAATCCGCCTATGACTTCCATATCAATAGGAGTTTCCAGGAAGATTGCTGAATAATTGGAATCGGCGGTAGCCGTATAGGTGGTACCGCGACGGTCACCTCTTGCTTTTCCTCCATTGAAGGAAGGAGCAGTAGAAGCATATAATCCCGGCTGTCCCATGATCATTTGCCTGCCGTCGGAGTCTTCAAAGATGTAATAGCCTGCTGTGTTTTTTACCAATGCATTGAATGCATGCATTTCCGGGGTATTACCAGGGAAGAAGAAACTTAGCGTCTGTTTATAGCTGATCCCGTCAGCTTCTCCTTGCTGCTCCGCTTTATATTCGACTGTCGCATCTGTACTATATAGATAAATAGGTTGCTTATACGTTCCTTCTGCAGGAAAAGCAAATGCACCGGCTGCCGTCACTAGTGCTTCATTGTCTGCAGCTTTGCCGGGATCCGGAACGGTTGGTACTGTATTAGGAGCATCGAATGGAATGAACAGCAACCGTCCTTTATATCCTCCCATATTATTTTGACCGACATTCCATTTCAGCGGTGCGAAGGCCGGACCAGCTGCCAGCATGGTCAATGTATCTCCATCAAGATGGCATGTCTGAGGGTGCAGCTCCGGGATTGCAATAACCAAAGCCACAAATAACAAACAGAAAATTAGGTAAGTATATTTTTTCATTAGTGTAATTGTTAAGAGTGAATAGAATAGAGCGACCAAAAATGGCCGCTCATTTTTTTATCTCAGTTTAGGTATAAGCACCAGTTGCGGTTGTTACCTCGCCTTCCACTACAGTTACTTCCTGATCGGCAGGTTTAGTCTTACCGTCTACAGCAGTAAACTCAATAGTGTACTTACCGGGTGTCAGACCGATGATGCATTGACCATTGCTACGTTCAGCAACTTTGCCTTTGATGCTCCAGACAGCATTCTCCGTTCCTGTGATATCAACTTGTACGCCTCCGGTCTTGCAATAGTCTCCTGCGAGGTCAAGAGATTCATTCTTTTGCTCATTACAGCGGTATACTTTTTCATGCCAGTCGCGGATACGGGTGTCATAACCGGTTTGCAGCCAGAACTGCCATTCATTCGGATCTTCGTAGATATCACGAATTTGACAGAACTTGGTTGCGGCTTGGGTATTGAAAGCAACATCCATATTGCCTTTCTTCTGAAGGATCAGGCGTGATCCCTGCCCCAATGCTTCGTGAGAGAGGATTTCAAGCGCTGGGCACATTGCGTCTTCACGCAAAAGTTCAATCATGCGTTGCATGGAAGGATATTCCTGCATACTCAGTTTGTTGCGGAGAGCAGAGCGTGCAGCTATCAAGACCGTTTCGGCACAAAGTAATTGTGGAATCCCCGATTTGGAAGAACGCAGGTAAGTGTTGGCACCACCAATCCATTCAACCAAATTTTCATAAGCGGCGGAGTCTGTATCCTTCGTGGGCAAAGCAAAAAGACCTGATGGAGCAAAGTTGCCGCGAGCAGCATTGACATCACCTGTTGTAATCAGCATGTCGGCTTTGGTGAACAGACCATCAAATGCACCTGACGGTGAAGTTGAGTCTTCATCACGTTCTGCATGAAACAATGTATATACTACATCTTCAACATGGGATTTTACTAATGTGAAGGCAACACGTGTTTCAAGAGGATGTTTCTTATTGATGTTGCTGACCGGCTGACCTCCTACGATCAACAGTTCACCGTCATCGTATTTTTGAGAGTTTTCCTTTGTGATACATACAACATCCTTCGGTTCGATAACGGAAGGTTCATAGCCGAGCAGCTTATCAACCAGCCGGAAGTTCTTACCAATCTTGTAAGACTGAGTTCCGCCGGCACGACGGCGCTCATTGATCAAGGCATGTTTACCTTGCAGATCCATCACGTTCAATCCCAATTTTGCGGCAACTTCCTGCAGGGTAGCAAATGGAAGAGCGCGAAGCGCCTTATCATATGTGATTAAGGTTTGGTTCAGTTTCGATACGTCAATTAATTTTTGAGACATATTCTTTAAATAGTTAAGGTAGGTTAGTAAATTAAAGGAGTCCGTCGGCTTTCAGGCGTTCTGTGATTCCCTGATAATTGCTGGCATTTTCCTCGCAGTAGGCAGCCAGTTCCTCTTTTCCTCCATTTGCGGCTGGTTCACCCTTTGGGGCAGGAGCTGGTTCACCTGGTGCCGGAGCTTTCTTTAGGTTGGCTACTTGTTCTTTGAGTTGAGTGATCTCTGAATCCTTGCCGCTTGCCTCGGTTTTCAGATTAGCGATCTCTTGATCTTTTTCACTTACTGTTGTCTTGAGAGTCGCTATTTCAGTAGTCGCATCAGATAATTTCTGATCGATCTCCTGTTTAGCTTGTACGAGAGAACTGTTATCCGATTTCAGACGGGTGAATTCATTATGCAGGGAGTCGAGGTTCTCTGCTGATAATTCGGTCGTTACTGCCTTATCTTGACTGATATTCAGAAAAGATAAAAAAGCTGACCATGATTCTTTTAGAGTCATTTTGTTTTTGAATGAAGTTGTTGATAATGCTGGCACGGAATTCGTGTCCATACCCGCTGCCAGAAGAACGGATGTGGAACGATCATAGAGGCGAACGGCATTGGAATTTGCCGGTATGTCCACGATGGATGCTTCCATCAGCTCTGACTCTGTAACTGTTTCGCGAGTCTGACCAGGTACCAGAAGGTCTTTGTTGGCTGATGTAGCAATGATGCGGATACCGACACTTGCGGCGTTGTAAGTCCCTGCTTCGTATTTTGCGGCAATGTCTTTAGATAGTTGATCAACCTTGTCGAAAACAGGAATGGCAGAAAGTACATCGCCTTCAAGCTGTATATCTTCCCAATGCCCGATAGCTTTAGTTTCTCCCCAAATGGGAGATCCTTCATCACGAAAATGCATATACAGCATCACTGGGTTCTTCTTGAATGCTTCGAGGAGCATTCCAGAGGTAAGGACCCGGTAACCGTAACGATTAAGCGATGAATCGGAAAGAATGATACGTTTTTGGCTCATTGCACTGATTTTGGTGCAATGATACGCCTATTAGTGAGGGTGCAGAAGGACGGTTAAATTTCGATATAGGAGAGCATCGGATGTAATGAGGTCCCGGCAAGTTTCAGCTCATATCCGGTGAAGTCGGTTACCTTTTTCCCTATAATCAGGTTTAAGGTTCCGAGGAGTGGGTATTCATTCGTGCCATAGATATACTTGTGTCCCTGTGTGTCCTGACAGCGTAGAACACAGCCTGTCTGAACTTTATTGCGCAGCTCGTTTGCTGTATTCCCCTCTAATGCGGATCGGGGAAACTGGATGGTCGCTGAATGCTTATATGTGATTCCTGCGTCTTTAGTATCATCGGAAGCGACAGTTGGAGCTTCAATGACTCCTCGCGTTGGAAGCGGATACCAGTCGTGTCCTTCCTTGCTTCTGATGCATGCCTGGTTCTGATGTACTGCAAACAGGGCTATTTCGTCTGTATTCAGGATTTCGGCAAATAATATGCCTCCCATATTATTGATATTATTCATAACTTATTGATTTTCAATTAGTACGCATTTTTAGAACATTTTTTGATCAAAAAAGGGACAATTAACTACACTTGCTCGGTCATGTTTTTGTGCGGTGATAGCCTCTTTTTTTCTCTTTTCGTCGAAGATTAGCCCTCCATCGATAATAATTCTTCTTGAATGCATCTTCGCTGATAGAATCAATCCCATAGCAGGTCATGAAGTTGTGTATCCCGTCGATATAGGTGATTCCGTAAGTGTGCTTTTGTTCATCCAAGTAATCATGCACCTCTGCCCATAGCATGCGGTCGATCTTGCGAATGAGAATTATCTGTGAACGTATTCCCAGGTAATTGTAAGTTTTAGGATCCTTCCCGGTAGTACGTTCAGGAAGGATGATGGTGAGATTACCATGATCCTTAAAGATGTTGGCTGGACGACGTTCTAACAGATCGTAGATAAAATGGTAGATATCCGTTTTATCCGGGAAGCGAATCGGAGAGTCCTGCAAATTGCAGAACTTTCCGATCAGATACTCCTTAAGATGCTGTGGAACTTCAATCTTAGTAGTAATCATATAAAGCATAGTGGTTTAGGTGTGGAGCTAATGTACAAAATATAACTGAGTAATCCTTGCCTTTATCAATAAAAAAACGAGGTATTGTACATATAACCCTTGCTGATACCGTACTATTTTTTTGTGCAATCGTGCTAAATGAGCTATGCTTTCTATTTATGTGTTGTTTATCAGATAGTTAAGGGCGTACGAAATAGTGTACTTTTTAGCACAAAATCTTCGTACTCCGTACAAAATGCATTTTTGTGCGTTTTTGTACGAGTCGTACGTTTTTGTACGAAAATCGTGCGGTGTTTAAATATCTGATTTATAATGTAATAAATGCCGAAAAAAGGGTGTCTGCACGAAAGCACAAAATTTTCCCTTATTTTTAGGTAGGGTATTTTTAAGAAAGAAAGAAAAATAAAAAAAATATATATGTCCCCCTGTCTGCACTTGGCGCCTCTCCCCCTGCACATTTGTTCAAAACGTTCTTGATGAATGAAGGGGAGGCGAGGGGAACGGAAAAAGAAAGCCCGGTAATACAGAAGCATCACCGGGCAATAAATGATTCGACTTATGTTAGCGCAAATCATCAGGATAAAACACTTGCGATATCAATTCGTACTCACGCGGTAGTGACTTGACGCCAACGACTACACAGATACCCCTTGCGGCAAGCTCGTAGAGCCGCTGTGTCGTGATGACAGAGCCGCGAAAGTTGTAGTTACTGCAGAGAATGAAGTAGGCAGTAGGCAGGTCAAAGGAATAGATATCCTTGCGGATGATTTTTTTAGCGTCCGAAGGGACTTTGGCAAAACCCAGCCGAACGGCCAGGCGGGAAATGAATAGTTCCCGGTCATCGCTCGATTGGGCTATTACTACCATTATTTTATTCTCTTTTTTTGTTGTCATAATGTTGCGTATATCAGTGAAAATTAGTATCTTTACAGAGTAATAAATTGGGATAATCTACTCATCTTCGATTCGAGTAGAAGTGTGGCCGGACATGTGCCGGCACTAATTTAGGCACATGCCGAATGCTGCTATAATCGTCAGAAAACTCTAAAAAGTCATCCAAGACATCTTTCCTTGTTGTTTCTTCAATAATATACATACAAGCTATTTTAATGAATAGATCACGTGATGCAGGCTTACAATGGTCAGCTATAAGAATACTCTTGCCTTCAGGTATTGTAGCAAGAATGTTATTGACGGCGTGATAGAAACGCATGAAGCGTTCCGGATCTTGCCGGTATAGAGGAAGAACTTCGTCTAATATTTCTTGATAGGTTCCCATGCTTAAGTGCAGAATAGTGATAGTGCAATTAAAATTGATAATTTATATTCCCTGCTGTATAGCTCCAAATACCGGTGTGAAACCTGAATTTTAGCGTCTCAATGATTCCTTTTTTTTGTGGGATCCAGTTGTGTAAAGCCTCGATGTCTCCTACTTCCGGTTCTGGCGGAAATACATATAGGTGGAGTCCGATGACGAACCATCTCATTCTATTCATGTCCAGGTATTTGTTTAATCCACTCCGTTTTATGTTTTGAGGGTTATTCAATAGCCTTTTTAATTACTGCTTTTGCTACATCAATTTCTTTGGCAGCAAAAGAATAGATAGACTGCTCTTTGTAATCAAATCGTTCTAGCATTGCTTGTAATGCTTCCAACAATTCAGGAGCAGTAGCCATAAGTCGGGCATTTGCATTTACTACTTCCATATCCATTTCGGAAATATGGGTATCCAATCCATCATAAACTTGGCAAATGGCAAATCCTGTTTCACGAGATATAACATCTATGTCGTCCACTAACCATTCACCTTTAGTTCCTCTAAATTCTTTCATGATTTAATTCCTTTCTATCTTTTATTGAATTATTCTATAAATACACTCAACCAATAACACGAAAAAAGTAATAAAAAAAAGAGATTTCCAATACTTGATCTTTTTCTCATACTTAGCCTTATGTCTACCCCATTCGTTTTCTACCATTTCTTTACAATCATTTTTATAATGTTCGAAATGCTTATTCACATAATGAGTAATATCGTCAGCAATGGCATACTTAACTTCCTCAGAAATTGATTGCGGCCACCCACGCTCATCGTAATTAAGTTCAGTAAGGACTTCCTGCCTTATCACCTTCTCCACCCCATTAATACGGAATCTCATGTGAACTCCACTATTCTTAACATGTCTCAAGAACTTCTCATCTGCAAGTCTTTCTACCTCTTCTTCTTTCAGTTTGGCTATTGAGTCAATTCGGTCGAACTCTGCTTCATCAACAATGATAATAGGATTCTCCGGCTTCATTCTATGTATTTCCATAATGTTCCTTTCTGTTCTTGTTTTGAGAGTTATAGATTTTGAAATTCGTCTTTCAACTTTTCCAGATTTCCTTTTATAGAATCCTTAATTAGATTAATGAGGAAATCACTCAATACCATTGGAATTCTCTGCTGTTCCCGTCCTCCCTCAAATGGATCATCATGTTCTATAATTAGAATAGGATTAGTACTTTCCAACGCAATAGGCAAGTTGGGGTCTTCATCTCTTGCATAGTAATTGGTATCAAACTCGAAACAATTTAACGCTTGCTCATGTTCCTCAATGAGTTTATTTAGCCGATTGGCTTCCTTTAATTTCTCTTTATTCATATCTACTTAGTTTTGAGGGTTATTCCTTCGGTGAATATCTGGAAGGATGCCATTGGCAGGTAGTGTCACTTTCCTTCTGACCAAATACATTGCAACAGGTATTACTTTTTACGCAATCAGAACATCTCTTACCATCAGGCAGTAGCATATCATATTGTGCCGGGAAATCTTCCGCAGCCGAATCATACATAGTTGCTACCCGTTCCGGATCTTTGTTGGGAACAAGAATTTTAGTGATCTTGTCATTTAGCCAAAACTTACGGTTTGTCTCCAAGTGTACAATATCCGAATCACAACCAAGTGAATCGCATTTTGGACACTGAGCAGTTAGTTCATCGTGAGCATCGACGGGCTTTCTATAAGCCAAATAATACATATCACATACTGGACATTTGCAGACAATAGGTTTACCAACTTCTTTAATAAATGCTTCTTTTGATGCTATAACAGTAGATACTCTCTTACCTATCTTGGTGAATAGCACCTTTGCTTGTTTGTCGGGAGTGAATCCCCAAATGGTTCTGCCAATATATTCAAGTTGCGATTGAGTCATACAGTTGTCGGCATGAGTCATTTTTGCCTGTACTGAATCTTCATACAATTTTTGGGCTTGTTTTAATGTCATAATTTTGTTCCTTTCTACTTTGAATTCTAATTAAAGTCCTACAGGATACTTTACCTATAGGACTTTAGCAGTTAATCTTCTACCAGTTCCAATTCAGATGCAGCAAACCACGCTTCTTTGATGTCATTATCTTTGCATTTAGCTGTTACACAATATTGAGTAGCGCTGTGCAAATACTCACATTTTGCGGTTATAGTCCCTGAAAAACCTGATACACTACTACGAACTTTGTCGCCTAACTTAATTTTATCCATATTTTTTAATGTGGGTTTTACAAAGCCCGCCCAAGGCTCATTTTTATTTGTTAAATACTAAAAAGTCAGTTGGGTTTGCATACATACTAATAAGTCCTTCACCCCAATGAATACCTGCCACTATCCATTTATATGGAATATCCACGTATGAAGCTTCGCTTTTGTATGTAGCATTCCAATGCACACCTATTTCCCCGGACTCATATTCTACAATCTCAAAATCGACAATCTCGCATTTTAAACGTTTCTTGATTTCCTCTTTTAACTTATCAGCATGAGATAATACCTCATTTAGTAATATTTTTCCCATATTCATCGCTATCTTTTAAAAGTCTATTAGTTTCTGTTCATCCTCAAAGTTGGTATCAGCAGAATAACTGTCACCAGTGCAGGTTCCAGTCCCAACTGTGAAATATTCCACCCCTCCAGCTTTGTCGTCAAGAACTGGACATCCGTCTTTATCTGTCTTAAAAGGTTTCCCAGTTTTACTATCATATTTGTGTGGATTAAAGAGGTATCCTTTCCAGTCACAATACATAATAAATTTCTTTTTGAATGCGGTAGGAGATATGTATTTCCGCTGCATAGGATCATAGATGCAAAAAGCGTCATATAAGTCTTTTTTGACAAGACGGTGATTTAGATGTTCCTCGGAAGAAAAATATTCATCTGCCCATGAAATAAGAGTTTCACCGATTTCTTGTCTGAGTATGCGTTGTTCCAAACGTTCGCCGAGAGCTTGAATCACTCCATACTGGAGATAAAGTTGTATGCAGTTAGCTAGAAGATTCCATGTAAGATTCCATTGATCAAAATCCCATTCTGAAAAAAAACGTATTCCAAAGTCATCTACAGGCTTATGTGAGTCATTATAGTAGTCAGAGAAGGCAAGTAGCCACTGCCTATCTGTGAAACTTGATCCTCTTCCTCGAATAGCGTGATTAGTTGCTATATATATTTTGGGTGAACGCTCGAATGGGAGAGTGATTCGTCTCCCTCCTTTGTAGTTGACGCTCCAGTCACCTGTTATATTAGGAAACAAGAATTCAAAGTTGAAATTCTGAAGAACGTCATCAATAAATACAAACTTTGTGTTTTCAAGTACATCATTCCAAATAAACTGATCATTGAAGATATCGCTTCTTTTACCAGGTATATAAGCAGTGGGAACAACACAGCGCAATAACTCGCCGATTAAGGATTTACCGGATCTTCCATTAGAGTCTCCGACTTCGGATTGTTTTCCGTCCATACCAATGACTGCTTTAGCCACATTGCTATCTTTTGCTTCCATTGCCATGTATCCAATCGCACATAATTTACTAAGCAAATGAATATGATTCTCATTTTCTTCTTCAGGTGAAAAATCGTCCTTTGATTTACGCCAAGTGAAATTACTTGTATTGATCAGAAATTGGAGATAATGTGATTTTTTACCCTCCTCAGAGAGGGTATAGGAATATTGATTGTCTTGATCAACCTTAAAGCGGATGAGTGGGGAGCCTAAATATTTAGCAGGAATTATTTTTTGCTGCTCTTCCCAAATGTGATGATCAATGACTTCGTAACCTATTTCCTGTACATTGTCTTTAGTTACATACCAGCATTTCGTATTAAAATAGAAATATTGGCTTTCGCGATTTGGCTTGATGAAGTTCGGTTCAATGAAATTCAACAGCGATAGTTTGTCTGGTCCCACGTATTGGGATACTCCTTTAATTAGCATTTCGTTTACCTCCTTCTTACAATAATGTTTAGCGAATTGAAATAAATAGTCACGTGCATCTGAAGCATCAATCGACCTGACCACAGGTGGATCTAAATGAACGAACTGATAAGTTTTATCCAAACGTCGTAGACGCCCGAATCCCCGGTTCTGAAGAAAGTTGTGGGAATTGACATAGCAAAACTGATACTCGGTTTTTATCCCGGAACGAGTTTCCTTATCTACTTCCTCCCAGAACTTTTCATCATCATCGAAAGGTTGTGCTAGGACAAGTTTCCCTGTGTCATCAAACTTCCATCGATATCTTCCAAAAACAAACTCCGGAAGATTTTTAAGAACGTCTTTGTGACGCTCGGAGAACGCTTCGTTAGAATGAAGACACCACAGTTCCAGCATCTTGTGATCGGTCAAGGTGGTGACTTTAAACATTTCAACGTATTTCCCAAGCCCCTTTTTTGCATTACAGGCAAACTCAATGTCTTCGGCCAGTTCATTCTCGTGATCTTTAAGAGAATTTGCAAGTAAGTCATCTATCCCTTTGTCACCGGCATCATTTTTTTGTATATGTCCAACATAAATCTCCACATATATATTTCGATTTTTGAGGGTTCTCATATACTCTTTGAAATTTCTAGCAGCGTAGAAAAAACAGTATGGGCGTTTTTCAACCCGGTCATTCAGTTTAATGTTAGTGCTGATATCATCCCAGTCTGAATCAAAAATGAATGCGACTTCTTTAACGTTGCATGCCGTTATGATCTTGACTACATCTTCCGGAAGAGTATTGTTCTCTTTACTGCCAAGATTCTGAATGCCACTGACTGCAATAGATGGGATACCATGTTTGCACGCTTTCTCAGCCTTCTTTTCTCCTTCTTGAATAAAGAGTCTGGGTATTTCTTTCTTTTCTTTATACATTCTCCGGAGCTTTTCCGGGATATAAATCGGGGTACCTGAGCCTGCTGGGGATTTGTACTTGAATGGTTTCCCTTCTTTGTCAAGGTGCGCATCCGGAAACTGCCATCTAACACGAAAATATTCTTTCCGTTCGCCTGTTTCGCGTTTGCGGTGATCTTTCCGGGCATAGGTAACAGGCATACCCTCTAAATCATAGTATTCGATGATAACATCATCTCCTTTAGGATCAATGACACCGGAATCATTGATAGTACCAGGGCGAAAAGTACGTGTTTCAAAAATAGACTTGGTATCATCTGTTTTGTAAATCCTCGCTGTTACATCTTCAAATGTCAATCCGGAGGCAGACAGCATTTTTGCACAAAAGCTATTAGTATCATTACCTTTAGCCTTCTTGCTTCCTTGCTTCATTTTTGTAACTGGCTTCTTTTTCTGTTCTGGACGCTGGTCTAATATGACGTTAAACTTGTGTGCTAAATGTTCGAGAGCTTCCGGGAATTCTTTCTTCTCGACTCTCATTAAGTAGTCAAGCGCACCGGAGCCACTTATCTGGTGACAAGAGAAACATGAATAAATATCCTTAGCCGGATTGATGCTAAACTTCTTTGAAGCTTTACACATAGGGCAGTCACAGACGTAGCTGGTACCGGATTTGCGAAGGTTTCGGAAGTCTTGCACTACATCGATCAGATGCTTTTCAGAGGCATCCTTGATGTGCTTTATATCATCATCAGTAAAATGCATAGTTATGGTTTATTATCTAGTACAGTGTAAACAAACTCTTTTAATTGTGAACGTAATTGTTTACTGAGACCTTCAATAGGACGGGATAAAAGCTGCTTGTCTGCTTGCTCAATAATTTGTGCGAGGCGTGATGCGTCTTCAGAACTAATATCATAAATCGCAAGAAAACCACGACTGTCATTGTCTACATACATAGTATTATGCTTTTTTACGCCCCCCTACGGCTTTGCGGCAATAATTTAATTTATACCGCTGCCGTAGTTTTTCCGCATGTTCCAAAGTCGCATCTTTAGGATCTACAAGAACTTGCGTCCGGGCGTCTATTCTTAACAATATTTTGTTTGATTCCTGCTGAGCAGATTGCTGACATAGAGCTGCAACTTCTTCCGGATCATCATTCTCGAAAAGATTAATTTTCTCTCTTTTCTTCGGATTGGCGGATGGGCTGGGAGAGTGTACAACTTTCATAGCTTGCTCTTACATCTTTTTTAATAATTCGTCTATGAATTCCTCCAGATAAGGCGGCATTTCAGTCATTGTTCTTTTCTCTGTTTCTCGGATTTTGTAATATTCGCATGCCCCACGTAACAGATTACGAGTTTCCGGAGATTTCAGCATGCTTTCTACAATTGCTAGTGTGATTTTGAGAGAGGATCCATGGATGATTAATGGGGTGGCGGAAATACCGGCTTCTTCCTTATGTAAGATGCAGATTGCATCCATCCCGTTTGTTGTGATAATCTCTGAAATTTGATTCATTGCTGAAGCCATTCTCTTTGTTGCTTCGTCTAAATTTCCCATAATGTTTATTCTTAAAATTAATACTAGAAATCGTGGGCATTCGGGGATCGAACCCCGTATCACCGGAGAAACGCTGAAAAACTCCGTTGTGTTACCTTACACCACTACCCGTATGCCGGGAATTTCACCCGGCAATCTTTGTGTAACAAACCTTAACCAGGGACTGGATACCCTACGTGTCTCCTTAACACGGTGTTTTAATGATTAA